ATCCCAACCAGCTCCGGCTGGCGGCGTCGACCTTCGCCGCCGACCCCGAAGTCGATTGCCTGCAGGCCGAGCTGGTGATCGACAATGGCGGAGAGAACCTCCTCACCGCGCTCTTCGCCGGCGAATATGCCGGCCAGTTCCGCGTTCTGATGCCGGCGCTGGCCCGCTGGGGCCTGCCGGTGCCGCTCGGCGGAACCAGCAATCACTTTCCGGTTGCAACGTTGCGGGCGGCCGGCGGCTGGGACGCGTTCAACGTGTAGCGCGACATTTCATTTGGCATCAAACGTCAATTCAATTGGCAGCACTTTTCGTTGCCGGCGATGGGCGCTCGGTTCCAACAATTGGCACTACTCGCCCCCTCGCGAAGGTCGCGAAGTCGGCACTCCCGACTCCGTGCCCATCCGGCATCCATCTGATCGTCCCGTCCGCGCCAATGGGGAACGAGCGCCGCAAGCGCTCGAATTGAATTGCCGGTCCCTCAAACTGGGGATGGTGCACCCAAGAGCCAAACCTGAACATCCATGCTTCGTGTGGGACGAAGAGCCTGTCGGCCTCAGCGGCCTCTAGGCACAGATTAATGCCTTGGTGCTCCGTGGCGACGCTAGGAAACTGGATCGCGTTGAACGTGGGGGCTGAAAACAGTATGTCCGCTAAAGCGATCGTAGGCCCGTAGAGCTCCCGGCGGTCATCTGGCACTCGGCGCGTGATCAGCTCTGTCAACCAACTATCTATGGCGGCGTACTTCCTGTAGCCCCCCGAGCCAAGGCTCACTTCCACATGACGTCTCCACCGCTCGATCTCGCCTCTGGAGGGGTCGAGATCGAACGAGCGAGACACGGAAGCGCCGATGAAGAAGGTGTTGAGCGAGGCCGCAGGTCCACGCGATCGAGCGAGCAGGACAGTGCAACACTGGCCGGTATCGACGTGGATCTCCATCATCGCGGCGTTCGGCACATTTGAGCAATAGAAGCGCGTCTGCCCTGCTTCATTCAGGCGGTTTCTCTTCACGCAGGACGGCTGCGGCGGATACCAAAGCTCACTTACATGTCCGAACGTGCAGTCCGGCTCGTTAGGCCGAGCGCGATAGATGCCGTTCACCAACAATTCGCATGGGCGGAAAGGGAAATTGTCGATTATCCTCGCGACGCGCTCTCGCAGCCGCATAGGATCCATTGTGCGAAGGTCGACCTCCCCGATCGATCGAATTCGACGCCTCAACTCGAGAAGAGATACCCCCGCTAGCGGCCGATCATCATGGCCTCGCGGGCTTCTCCTAGTCGTCTGCATCAGCGTACATGTCCGTTCATAATCAACAATTCCGAAGCCGGCGTTCGGCCCCCGCCAGCGACTGAGTAGGTCAGGTCGATGGCTATGATATCAAAGCCTTCGAACGTACGCCTGACCTCGGCCACGTCGTTCACCGACATTATAAAGCGCCCTTTTATGCCCCTTAAAGCCGCCGCTATGGCTTTGAAGTCGCTCGGGCCAAACATCCCCGTTCCGTAGTCGTTTTCGGAGCCCCAATAGGGCGGGTCGAGGTAGAACAACGTCTCCGGACGGTCGTAGCGTTCAAGGAACGCTCGCCACGGCAGGTTCTCGATGATGACGCCGGCAAGCCGCTCATGGACCTCCTCGAGCTGGGGCGCGAGCTTGGTCAGATTGAAGCGACCGCCCAAGCCGACCGAAACGCCGAAGTTCTGGCCGGCGACCTTGCCACCAAAGGCCAACCGCTGGAGGTAGAGGAACCGCGCCGCGCGCTCGAGGTCGGTGAGGGTCGACGGATCAGACGCCTTGAGCCGCTCAAATTCGCGCCGGCTGGTGACCTGAAAGCGCAGCGTTTCCATAAACTGCGGATAGTGGCGTTGCAGGATGCGGAAGAAGGTCGTGACGTCGCCACTGAGGTCGTTGATGACCTCGGCCTTCGCCGCGAACCGGCGCTTCAAAAAGACCCCGCCCATGCCGACGAACGGCTCGGCGTACGTGGTGTGGGGAATCGTCTCGATCAGCGCGCAGATGCGCTTCGCGAGCAGCTTTTTGCCGCCGATATAGGCGGCCGGTGTACGGACCGGCGCAACCGGCCGGTGGAGATCGTCAAAACTCATGTGTCCCTGCGATGTGGAATCGCCCCACGGTCGCGTTGCCCTCGCAAGAGGCGCGGCGGGTGAGGCACTCCTAGTCGTGCTTTGCGGTTCGGTTAGCGCCTATGCCGCAGTTCGGAGCGTTAGCGCGCTCCGGCCCCCGTCGCCGGGGGTGACTTTGTTTTCGGCCTGGCTGCGCCGTACGCCTGCTGCATGCCAGTCCATCCCCGCACGAGGGCTGTCTGACGATCAGCGCAGATCTTCAGGCTCGTACGGTCTGCCGCCCAAAGCCGCTCCGTGTCCTGCTGGTCGGTGTCGACGGTCGGCAGCGTGACAGGCGCGGCGCATGGGGCAGAAAGCGACGGCGGCGGCCCCGGGATGGATATCCCTACGTCAGGGCTCGGGCCCTCCGTCGTCTCGCAGCCGGCAAGCAGCGCCAAGGCGAACATGGCCAGAAGTGTTCTCACGATGAGCACGACCTTCTCCTACCTGATCTTGCCAAGCGCCTGCATGCGCGCCGCCGAAAGGCCGAGATCGGTCGCACCGGCCCCGCCAGAATTCGCATCAATGTCCGCGAGCTGTTGCTCGAGCTCCGCCTCGCGTGCGGAAGCCGCGTCGGCGAGCGCGAAGATCTGCTGATTGGCCTGCTCGGCGGCCTTGGCGTTTGCTGCCGCCTGCGCGGCGATCTGGGCCTGATAGTCGCTTGAGGCTTGCGCGTAGCCGTCCGAATGCCCTTTGAAGTAGAGCCATGCCGCGCCTCCGGCGAGCGCCGCCAGGACAGCGCCTATCGCCACGAGCTCGAACGTGGTGGGCAGCGCGATCGTCAGCGTCCGGCGCTCCTGCTTAGGGGCTGCCATTGTGCCCCTCGCGTTGGCGGCCGCCGAATGGCGCAGGACCGGGCTGCGGGCCGAATTTCTGGATGCCCAGCGCGACCGCCAGAAAGCCGGCGATCGCGAAGGACATATTGCCGTAGATGCCGGCGGCCGCCGAGACGAACGAAGCGTCCGAGAACCAGAAGAGCTTTACCGTCGTCGCGCCAAACAGCAGGCCGGCGCCGGCAGCATAGACGTGGTTTCGGGCGGCTTTGCTAATCGCGCGGAGTGCCGGGTTGCTCATGGCGCCCTCTTCGCCGCCTCGAAGGCGCTCCGGACATCAATCCGGGTCGCAGCGTGCCAGTTGAGAAGCCCGCGATCATTTGCCGGGATCAGCAATGCGGTGCCATCGCCAGCGTATTTTCCATGGAAGAAGAGCTGGCGTTCGACCTCGGTGCGGCTCGGCTGCGACCGCCAGTTGGCGGTGAGCGACGCCTCGGCCGCGGCGTCCTGGCCGGCATTGAACAGCTTCACCCAGTTCGCAACCTCGATCGCGCCGGTGTGGTAGTTGAAGTCGAAGGCCGCGTCGAACTGCGCCTGGCTCAGCGGCCGGGTGAAGGCTCGGCGAACGCTGGCCTCGTAGGGGTTTGCGTCCTGCCAGAAGGCAGCTGCTGCCTCGGCGAGCGTGCCCAGGACGCGCCAGAGGCTCGCCGGATCAGGCGCGCCGGCAGCTCGCGTGTGGCCGAAATAGATGCTCAGAACCGGAGGCTTCGCCGAATCCCAGTACGGGCTCAGCACGACGGCCTCGAGCCAGGCGGTCATCAGCGCGCCGGTGACGCTTAAGGCGGAGGCGCCTGCCGCAGCACCGAGCCGCTTGAGCGCTCGCGCAAGCCGGATATGAAGGGCCGCGCGAACGATCCGCGCGGCGCCAGTGTGGGGACGAGGCTGCATCGCGTCAGGCCGTGACGGCCGCGAGGTCGCTGCGGAGCGTCGCCAGGTCGAAGCCCTCGAGGCTCTTGCCCTCGACCAGCATCTCCTCGGACAGGTAGACGATGGCCTGATCGCCGAGTTTCTCGTAGAAGCGCTCTGTCATCGCCTGGGTGCGTCCCCAGGTCACAACCTCGATATTGTCGCGCTTCGCCACGACGGGGACGTAGTGACCGCCCTCGATCTCATGGCGGCCATTTTCGAGGTCCCAGGGCTTCCCGGCGTTGAACTGATCCATGACGTAGCCCGGCACCTGAATGCCGATGCCCACCGCGCCGAAGAGGTAGGCCGCCTGGTAGAGCTCGGTGGGATTGCCGGGATCGAGGTCGAGGTAGGCGCCGACCTTGTGAAGATTGCCGGCGGCATCGACGATGCCAGTCTTGCGGCGATATTTCGCCGCGGTATCCATGTCGGTACCCTGGTCGGTCGAGGGATCATCGGGATCGTAACCCGTCATCGCCGAATAGGTCGACAGGGCATTTGCCGTGGTGGCCGAAAGGTCCCGGCCGGCCTCCTTATTCCACAGCATCGTCTCGTGATAGGCGCCGGCGATGACGCAGTCGCCGACCTGGTCGTTGCCGAACATGCCCCAGCCATCGGTCGGGATCAGCGCTTCATGGCCGAAGGTCGCCGGCGGCGTGGGAAGCTTGGAGGCGATGAGATACTGCGAGAACTTCAGCTCGATCGGACGGGCACGATTGACGAGCTTGAGGCCAAGCTTGAGGGACATAGGGTCGATCTCCGGGAATAAAGAGATCGCCAGGCTATCGCGCGCGCGGGGGTAAACAGCCCTGACAGCTGTCAGGGGTATCCTTGGAAGAAAAGGCCCCGCGGGATTGCGGGGCCTGATAAAGTGAGTTGCCACTGGCGGTGCAGGCAGCGGTCTGGAGAGGGATCGAGGAGGAGCGCGAAATGGGTAGTAGCGAAATCAGCGAGATGCTGGCGATCAACGTTGACCAGAAGGCCTATTACGAAGTGGCATCCGGGGCGGCCCCCCATGCCGTTAACAGCGGCGCCACGAACATCTGGCGCAAGCTTCGCCACCGTGTTCTCGGCGTCTTCTCGACGACGAACTTCCTACCGTCGTTATATGCCCTGCATCACAAGTGGATGGGCGATCTCAGCACCAAGAAGGTCTTAGAACTCGGCGTGGGAAGCGGCAGCGCTTTTTCGGTCGAGATGGCGAAAACCGCGCGCGAATACGTTGCGGTCGATCTCAGCCAGTCGCGGATTGATGAACTGCGGCGGAAGCTGCCCGACGGCCCAACCGTCAAGCTGTATGCCGGTGATTTCCTTGCTGACGATTTTCCGGAGGGCCAATTCGACCTGATTTACGCGATGTCGGTCTTCCACCATTTCAAGCACTTCGGCGCCTTCCTTGACGTGGTGGAGAAACGCCTTGCGCCGGGTGGCGAGATCATTACCTACGATCCGGTCAAGGTTTGGTGGGGACTTCGGTTGCTCCGCGCTGTCTTTCGGCCATTTCAGACGGATGCCGCGTGGGAGCATCCTTTCGGGGCGGAATCTATGGCGATGATTGAAGGTCGATTTGAAGTTCTGGCATGCCAAGGATTGATGGGGAAATCGAAATGGGCCGGAATTATTGCGGCTCTTTCGCCTAGCCTAGGGAGCAGGTTGGCCCAACGATGGCATAATCAGGACCTTGCTACCAAGACGGTGACGGCAAACCTCAATTCCTGTCTTCAAGTTTCCTACCATCTGCGGCGCCGCGACAACGTCACACACACTTAAGACGGGGCCGCCGGCCAGTAGGGTATGGTCGGATCGGGGGTGTTGGCCGGCAGATCACGGAGTGCCTGGCGGTAGGTGGCCCAAGCGGCCTTCGTGGCGCCATCAGGCACGTCTGGCAGCTGCGTATAGTCGCACGCAGCGAGCAGCGCGTCGCGCTGGGCGCGAAGGGCCGTCCATGCGTCCGCCGTCGCCTGCGTGGCCTTGGCCTCGGCCGTGATGATGGTCGCGGGATCAGGCGTCCACATGGTCTTCCTCCGGCACTGAATCAGCGGGAACTGCGATCGGCCCGTCGGCCGTCACCGTGATTGGCTGCGGAAACGCGATGGTCTGCGATGGGTTCGGCCCGATCGGCAGGACCAATGTCAACTGCAACTCGCCACCGACGCGTTCGATGTAGCTATTGCTCATGATCCAGTCGCATGGGACCGCACCTGACGGCAGCGAGGCGCCGTCCGGGATGTTCGAAAAGTCGAATGCCTCTCCATTGATGGAGAGCACGTCGCCCGTCTTGGAAAGGTTGAGCGCATCGTCGCGCCGCTGCGGGGCGAATGAAATTCTCATTAGAACCACCTGCCCTCTGCCGTGATCATGACATTGATAATCTGGGTGCTACCGATCGTATGCTCGACGATGTATTGCATGCTCGATCCCGTCACATTCCCTTGCGACGCAACCGTGGCAATGACGCTCACACTGCCCACTCCGCCTCCCTGTCGAAAGCCATTAGTGTTGCAGATCGCGTTTGCATCGACGAAGGCCGCAGGGAAGGTCCACGTATTTGTCTGGGCCGTGCCGGTGGCGAGGCTGAAGGACTGGACCGTGCGGCAGCGCTGGGTGCCATCGGCATAGCGGACGTAGCTGCCGTTGGCGTTGGCCCCGGTCTCGACGATCGCTCCCGTTGGCACCCCAGCGGACTGTGACACGGTGCCGACGATAGCCCGCATGGCAGCGGTTGCGGCGCCAGTGACCGCGAGGAAGTCGCCGTTCGCCCCGGTTAAGCCGGCGATCGACTGCAGCAACGCGTCGTAACCCTGCACTGCCGAACCAATATCCTTCTCGGTCAGCAGGCGCCCCCAGGCGCTGAACACGCCATCATTACCCGAGCCACGCGCGTACACTTCGAGGGCCGCCCCTGCATCCTGCGAGAAGATCGCAAGCTGGGTGATA